AATAGTGTAGCGTCCCTACACTTTCTCATTGACGGTGTAGTGTCACTACACCTACACTCCCTCCGCACACCCCAGCGAGAGGCACCCGCCGATGGCGACCCCTGACACCAAGCCGGACCCGGCCGAGATCGTGGCCTACAAGGGCCTCGACAAGGATTTCCGCTGCCGCGGGTTCCAGTATGAGGTCGGCCAGACCTACGAACTGCCCGCCGGCACGAAGCCCGCACGCTGCACCAGCCGTGGCTTCCATTGGTGCGAAAACCCGCTCGATATCTGGACCTACTACGGCGTCGCCGACGGCACGCGGTATGCCGAAGTCCGCCCGGGCGGAGCCATGGACCGCGATTGTGCTGACACGAAGGGCGCCAGCACCCGCATCACCATCTCCGCGGAGATTACGCTTGGCGACCTGATCGACCGTTCGGTCGATTGGGTGATGACACTGGTCAAGGGCTTACCCTCGGACACGCCCGATGCGTCGGGCTACGCCGCGCAGATCGGATCGTCGGGCTACGCCGCGCGGATCGGATCGTCGGGCGACGCCGCGCAGATCGGATCGTCGGGCGACGCCGCGCGGATCGGATCGTCGGGCTACGACGCGCGGATCGGATCGTCGGGCTACGCCGCGCAGATCGGATCGTCGGGCTACGCCGCGCGGATCGGATCGTCGGGCGACGCCGCGCAGATCGGATCGTCGGGCGACGCCGCGCGGATCGGATCGTCGGGCTACGACGCGCGGATCGGATCGTCGGGCTACGCCGCGCAGATCGGATCGTCGGGCTACGCCGCGCGGATCGGATCGTCGGGCGACGCCGCGCAGATCGGATCGTCGGGCGACGCCGCGCGGATCGGATCGTCGGGCTACGACGCGCGGATCGGATCGTCGGGCTACGCCGCGCAGATCGGATCGTCGGGCTACGCCGCGCGGATCGGATCGTCGGGCGACGACGCGCGGATCGCTGTCACTGGCACGAATGCAATCGTGGCTGCGGCTGGCCGCGTCACATCCATCACCCTCGGGCCGGGTGGATGTGCCGCGCTCCCGTGGCACGACGGGACGCGGGCTCGGTTCGTGACGCTCTACGAGGGCGAGGGCGGCATTAAGGCGGGGGTCGCCTACTGTCTGCGGGACGGCAAGCCGGTGGAGGCCGCGTGATGGCCGCCCCCGACACGATGGGCGTTCACACGCCGGGCCCCTGGGTCATCCAGGACAACGCGGCGCACGGCATCCACATCTACGGGCCGGGGGGTCCATTCGGGGGCGGTAAGCACCTCGCGCGCGCCAGCAACTCGGCCGGCGTCGATGTGCTGGCCAACGCCCGCCTGATCGCCGCTGCGCCTGCGATGCTGACCGCGCTGCATGACCTCCTTACGCAGCACGTCAACGAGCTGACGGCGCACGGCACCCCGGTCGAGGCGATCGAGGCGGCCCCGGAGGTTGTCGCGGCCCGCGCCGCCATCGCCGCCGCGCGCGGGGAGGCGTCGTGATGCTGACGCTCCCCGCGCAGCGCGCGCCGCTGGACTGGCCGACGCCTCTCGTCACGGCGCTGCACGCGACCGACGATCATCCCGACGCCGTGCGGCTGTGGCGCGTGCGAGACGTGCTGGCCGAGGCGCGCGAGACGATCCGCCGCATCGCTGGCGAATGCGAGACGAGCGAGGTGCGCGCCGCGCTGACCGAGGGCGTCGATAGCACGCTGTCGGTCATCGACGACACGACGATCAACCTGACGTGCGTGCTGGACGCGTGGAACGACGAGCGCGACTGGCGCGACTACGGCAACGAGGCGGATCGCCGCCGGCAGATGGCGGCTGAGTAGGAGGGAACCTATGAACGCGTTCACCTATCCCCGCCTCGTGCATGACGAGGCTTCCGCGCGGGCTGCGGCGGCGGTCGAGGTGGACATGCACCTCGGCATCATTCTGGAATTGGTGGGCGACGAGCTGGGCGCGCTCTACGCCCCGCGCCTGCCGCTGGACGCGCAGGACGCGGATCGTGCGTCCCGGCTGCGGCGCATCCTCGTGACGGTGCGGGACGCCCGCGACTGCAATGCAGCGAACATGCGGGAGCGGGTGTGATGGACGGCTACGCCGCATTCCTCGCCAGCAAGCGCCCCGCGGTCATGGCGTCTGGCCTGGATCATGTGCCGGACCTGCATCCTGCGCTCATGCCGCACCAGCGGGACTGCGTGGCGTTCGGGCTGCGGCAGGGCCGGTGGGGGCTGTTCCTCGATACCGGGCTGGGCAAAACGATCTGCGAGTTGGAGTGGTGCAAGCATGCCGCCGCAGCGACGAACGGTCGCGCGCTGATCCTCGCACCGCTCGCCGTCGCTGCGCAGCACAAGCGCGAGGCTGACAAATGGGGATACGAGAGCGTCCGCGTCATCCGCGACATGTCGGAGGCGGGCGACGGTATCAACATCTGCAACTATGACCGCCTGGACCTGATGGACCCGGACGCGTTCGGTGCGGTGGCGTTGGATGAATCCTCCATCCTCAAGAATTTCACCGGCAAGACGACGCGCGCGCTGATCGGTGCGTTCGGCTCGCATCGCTTCCGCCTGGCCGCGACGGCGACGCCTGCGCCGAACGACCACATGGAGATCGGCACGCATGCCGAATTCCTTGGGATCATGGGCAGCAATGAGATGCTGTCGCGGTTCTTCATCAACGACACGATGGAAGCGAGCCAGAAGTGGCGCATCAAGCGCCATGCCGAGGCGGCGTTCTGGGATTGGATGGCGTCATGGGCGCGCATGGCGGAAACGCCTGCGGACCTGGGGCACGACGCATCGGCCTATGTGCTGCCTACGATGCAGGTGATCCGGCACAAAGCGGCCGGCGACGTGCGCGCGCCTGCGGGTGCGCTGTTCGCGAGTGACGTGAGCGCGACCACGCTGCACGATGTGAAGCGCCAGACCGCCGAGGCGCGCGCGGAAGCCTGCGCTGCGCTTGTCCCCGCCGATGGCGCATGCGTCCTGTGGTGCGATACGGACTACGAAGCCGACGCCCTGCGCGCCGCCATTCCCGACGCCATCGAAGTGCGCGGCTCGCACTCGGCCGAGCGCAAGGAAGCCGCGCTCGCCGCTTTCGCGGACGGCACCGCGCGCGTCGTGATCACCAAGCCGTCCGTCGCCGGGTTCGGCATGAACTGGCAGCATTGCGCGACGATGATCTTCGCCGGCCGCTCGTTTTCTTACGAGGCTTGGTATCAGGCCGTTCGGCGGTGCTGGCGGTTCGGACAGACGCGGCCCGTCACCTGCCACCTGATCGTCGCGGAGGGCGAGGATCAGATCGGCCGCGTCATCGATCGCAAGGGCGCGGACCATACGCGCATGAAGCGCGCGATGGCGGCGGCAATGCAGCGCGCCATGGCCGCCGACGCTGGCGTGCGTGTTCCCTACAATCCAACCCACCGGACGGAGTTGCCCACATGGCTGTCCTGACCTGCCTCAACAGCGCCCAGGGCGAAGCGTGGAAGGCGATCAACGGTGATTGCGTGGACGTGCTGCGGCAAATGCCCGATGCGAGCGTCGGGTTCAGCGTCTATTCGCCGCCGTTCGGCTCGCTGTTCGTCTATTCCAACAGCGAATGCGACATGGGGAATTCGTCCACCGACGGCGAATTCGGGAAGCACTACGAGTTCATGGTGCGCGAGAAGTTCCGCATCACGAAGCCGGGCCGTCTGACGGCCGTGCATTGCTCCGACCTGCCGATGACGAAGTGGAAGGACGGCGAGATCGGCATCAAGGATTTCTCGGGCCAGATCATCGCCATCCATGAGGCGGCCGGATGGGTGCTGCATTCGCGCGTCACCATCTGGAAGTGTCCGGTCATCGAGATGACCCGCACCAAGGCGCACGGGCTGCTCTACAAGACGCTCAAGGCCGATAGCGGGCGGTCGCGCATGGGCATGCCTGACTATCTGCTGGTGTTCCGCAAGCCGGGCGAGAATGCCGAGCCGATCCATCACCGGCCTGAGGATTTTCCGGTCTCTCAGTGGCAGGAGTGGGCATCGCCGGTCTGGATGACGGTCAGCCAAACGCGCGTCTTGAACGTCGCGGCGGCGCGCGAACAGGCTGATGAAAAGCACCTCTGCCCGCTGCAATTGGATGTGATCGAGCGCGCGCTGATCATGTGGTCCAACCCTGGCGACGTGGTGCTGTCTCCGTTCATGGGGATCGGCAGCGAGGGAGATTGCGCGCTGCGGCTCCGGCGCCGGTTCGTTGGCGTCGAGTTGAAGGACAGCTACTGGCGGCAGGCGTGCAAGAACCTGGCGGCGGCTGAGGCCGGCGCATCAACCCTGTTCGATGGAGTTGCAGCATGAGCGCGCGCAACCAGTCCTTCCGCACGTCGCTCCCTGCCTACGAGCCGCCGCAGCCGCGTGTGGCGGACCCGATCCCCTATCGCGCGCTGCTGATTGGCGCGGCGCTTGGTGTGCCGGCGTGGTGGGGGCTCTACGCCGTCGCGGCGTGGGCGCACGGGGTGGTTAGTGGGTGGGGGCGGCCGTGAGCGCCTGGAACGCCGCCGATTACCTCATCGGATCATCGCTGTCGGCGGATGGGATGCTGCGGGTCCACGGCTATGTGCATCTCGGCCTCGGCCTGCATATGGACACGCCGCCGCAGCCCGCGAAGGGAAGACGCAGGGCGCGCCCTGCCATCTGGCACCTGACGCACCTTGAGACGGGGCATCTCGTTCACCGCCTGAGTGGTGACGTGATGACGGTTTTTCCTGTCGCGACCGAAATCGCCGAATGCGCCGACTGGTCGTTCACCTCGCTGCATGGGTGGAAGGATCGCGACCCAGAGTTGCCAAAGCGCGTTCTAGCGCTCGCCACCAAGCACAAGAAGGTCATCCTTCCCCGGCGCGGTAGCGGACCGGACGAAGGTATCGCGCGGGAGATTGCTTATGCGCGGGCCTGACGAACAGACCCCGCGCGGGCTGGTGGAGGAGGTGGCGCGGGCGATCTGCGCTGCCAGCGTAGATGGCGGCAATCCCGATGAGCCGATAGCCGGGGACCGCTCACTGTGGGTGATGTTTCTGCCCGAAGCCCAGGCCGCGCTCACCGTCATCCGCGCGCGCTTCGAGCGCCCGGCGCCGGAGATGATCAGCGCGGCTGTGCGGGCCTTCTACGAGGGTCGCCGTCCGATGCCCGACGCCATCGCAGCGGCGGCGAAGGTCGCGCTGGGGGATGGCCAGCAATGAGTTTCCCCAGGCGAGAATTCACAGCGGCTGAGGACGACATGATCCGGCGCGCCCACGCTGGTGAGATGTTCATGCGCGAACTGCGGACGCAGCTGCGCGCCAACTACGCGCGCATCTATCGGCGCATGGCCGATCTCGGGTTGCCGTATCGCAGGCCGGACTGCCGCACGCGCCCCGCCGTCCGTCGCGGCTATCCGATCCCGCCCGCGCAGCAGGGGAGCGAGTGATGCGGTTCCCGGATTGGCTGCGTCGCTGGGTTGTCCCGGCGCATGAGGCTCGGATGCAGAGCGTCGAGAACATGACGTTGCGAGATGCGCTGCGCGAGGCGAACGAGGAACTGCGCCGTCATCGCCTGTTGCTGGCCAGCCTGCGGGCCGGTCACGACGACACAACCCGCGCCGTCGAGCGCGTGATCAGGAGCGCCTCATGACCCCCGACACACCCGAGCCGCTGGGGCAGAGGGCGGATTTACTGGCTCGCCTGCGGAAGGTTGATCCAGACGAGCCTGGTATCCGCACTCGCTGGATGCGCAACCCTGATGGCCATGACGCAGCACGAGAGATCGAGGCGCTCGCCGCAGCCAACGCGGCGCTGGTGAAGGAGCGGGATGCGCTCCGCGAGGAGTGGGTCGAGATCGCTGCCGGGCTCACGGACGAACAGCCCGAAGTTGGTGCGCTCTGGCCGCTGGTGTCGGAGGTCTCGGGAGCGCTGTCCGCCAGCCGCAACCTGTTCCGCAACGAGATCGCCGCGCACAACCGCACCAAGACCGAACGCGACGCCGCGCTCGCCCGCGCGGAGCGGTTGGAGGCCGAGAACGCGGACCTGAAGATCAGCGTCATCGCCTTCTGTGCTCCAGTGGCGGTGGATGCCGCGCGAGACTGGCGACTGCCGGCGAACCATCTGCTTCCGCACCACTACGACATCCTCGAAAAGGCAGGCGCACGCATGGCGTCCTTCACCCGCGCAGCCCTCGCAACGGAGCCGCAGTCGTGAGCGCGTGGCCTGATCCCTCGCGGCCGGGCGTGCCGCTGAACCCGGAGCGGGATGGCTGGCATTGGCTTAAACATCCCGAGGACCTCCGGCCGTTTCCATCTGCGTGGAATGCCGAACTGCAGGGCTGGCCGAGTGGCGCCGTGCATTCTCCGCAATGGGTCGTCGATCTTGGCTTCGCCTACCTCGGCCCTTGCCTCACCCCCGCCGACCACGCAGCAGCCGTGCAGGCCGAGCCTCACATCTACGACACGTTCATGGAGGACACCCCCGATGCCCCGCGCTGAACCTTTGACAGAGACAGAGCGCCTTCGCGCGGCGGTGGCCTATTGTCGGATGCGGCTCAAGCGTGACGCCTATCTTGAGACGCTGGATGCGATCCTGCGCGGCGACAAGGACGAAAGCATCCGCAATCCCGACTTCACACCGGTGGTGTTGTCCGATGCCCCGCGCTGAACCCGCGGTGCGGAGGGCGCTTGAGGCGGCCGTGATCAGCGATTGCGGTCTCTACCGCTACGCGCTCCGACGCCCGAGCGAAACGATGCTCGCCGAACGCAGCACCGCCGCCTTCGTGATGCTCAACCCAAGCACGGCAGATGCGACGCTCGACGATCCGACAATCCGTCGATGCAGAGGCTTCGCGCGCGCATGGGGCTGCAACGGGCTGACGGTGATGAACCTGTATGCGCTTCGTTCGACCGATCCCGCTGCCCTGTGGAAATCGAGTGATCCGGTGGGCCCGGAGAACGACCACTATCTCCGCCGCATGGCGAGCGAATATGGTGACATCGTTTGCGCGTGGGGAACCAACGCGAAACCGGAGCGTGTCAGTGCATTCCTGCGGTTGATGGATGGCGTCGCCGTGCGGTTGTGGTGCCTCGGCACGACGAAGGACGGATCGCCCAAGCACCCGCTCTACATTCGCGCGGACCAGCCGTTAGTCCCATGGCCGGCCGCCGCCGCCGTCGCCAGCGCCGCAGCGGAGGGGGAGTGATGGCAAAACGTTCGCTCAGCGAATGGGACCTGGTGAACAACGTCCTGGCCGATGCGTGCATTGTGGCCGGGTCACAGCAGGCATGGGCGACGGAGAACGCCATCAGCCCGCAATTCGTGTGTGACGTGCTGCAAGGCAGACGTGCGCCAACCGAAAGGCTGGCCCGCGCGCTCGGATACCGCCGCGTCGTTTCATTCGAGAGGATCACCCCATGACCGCCCCATCCCCCGCGCACGGGTGGCGCGAGATCGCAGAGGGGAGGTGAAGATGCGTGATGCAGAGACCCT